TCAGCAGCCATGTGTCCACCTCCTAACTATTTGAGGTTCAACATCTCATTCAGCTTATCTTTATAAGCTTGCTCCTCGTCGCTGAGACGTGTTTTTATGTCAATTATGTTTTTATTCTCTTGATAGAATTTCTTTTCCCATTTATCGAACTTTTCGCCCTTTGCTTTTTTTGACCGGATTCCAACTACGGTGTTGAACAGGCACTCGCCAGATTCCATAAAGTATCCAAAAAACGTCCACCAGTGCATATAAGGTACTGATCTGATTTCTTTACCAGCAACCTTGTTCACAGCCGGAACGATCATATCTCCATCCTGTTCCCAGTCCATCAAACGGGGTTTGGGCTTGTTCGGGATATCATCGAATTGACCACAATCAATAAACTCGCAAGCTTTCTGACAAGCTTCTGTAAGATGTTCCAGGGGTATGCTTTGCCAGTCCTCAAACAAAATCTGTAACATAACAACAGCTTTCGCCTGTTCGTCCAATTCTGGGTCATTCATGGCGACCAGAATGTCAATAATTACTCGAAAATCCGTTCTGATAGAAAAATCCACCCCACTGATATTTAGTGAGGTGGGCAACTCATAGGCGGTCATTTTGTATACTTCTCCGTGTACTTATTGACCACTTCCTGCATTTTTTTCTTTCTCTTTTCAATCTCTGGAGTAAGTGCTTCATTGATTTTGTCAAGGACGATATAAGCGAATACCTGACCATTTCCAAAAACAGTTGTTGCGGTAATTGGTTCTTTAAATAAATCCTTAGATGCTTCATATCCGAGCATATAATTGATTTTGTCCTCAATCTGCTTATTAATCTCAGCCATCTCTTTGCTGGAAGAAACATTTTTAACAGATTCCTGAGCCTGCTCAAAGAAAGTTTCCAATTCTTCCGCTCTTGCTGCAACGTTAATGTCGGTAGGGTTCAGCTTAAATGAAGAGAACACTTCACCCTGTTTGTTTGTGAATGTGAAAAGAAGAAATCCATCATCAATGTTTGTATTAATTGTTTTTGCCATTTTCTATATCCTCCTAAAAATTATTCGCTGTCAGCTGTAAATGTGCCGGAACTGATATCAAATTTTCCTTTTACTCGTTCGCCGGTATAATTGACGGTAAACGGAATCTGATAGCCAGATGTATCACCGCCGTAGGAGGTCGGCACAACGTAGCAGTCCTGCTGATATGCTTCATACTTGCCTGCTGTGGCTTCTGTCCAAAGGTGAACCTCAACTGCTTTTGTTTTGAGGTTATCGTCTTTGAGACGTCCATCTACAATCTTCTGTAATGCTGTAAACAGATCAGAAGTAGTGTCTGCATAGAATGGATCAGCGTCAGAAGAAACTTCGTAGCCGTTATGTTTGAATGTGGATTCTCCAAGAATGTTTTTAGAGGTTTCGGTGTCTGGATTGAGTTCAACATTGTACTCTTCCAGATCTTTTCCAAGACGTTCATACTTCGGTGTCAGTCCTCCACAGAGAGAACCTGCATCGATATAATGAGCCATATATTTACGGTCAATTTTGCCTGTAACTGCCATAGAAATGTCCTTTCTGCCTATAACTTTTAAAAGGCTGTGTAGGTTAGCGACTATCTCCGATTGATAGCTGGTTGTTACTTGTTATATTACTTCATAAGTATTTTCGTAGCGTACCGTTAATGGTAATAACCAATCCTGTACACCACTCTCCTGTGGTTCTAAACCATAGGAATTATCACGGGTGATACGTTTTATCACTCGCCCCTGAGAAAGCTCAGGAAACGCATTTAAACGTGTCTCAGAGCCATTTATGATAACTGGTTCTCGGCATATCCATTTACCGAGATTATCTAGGAACTTCTGAACGGATAGCTTCTGCCTTTCCTTGTCGGATGCTGTGCGATATACCACGTAAAATGGGTACTGGCATACCTGGTGCATTACGCCACAAACATCTTCTTTTTCTGAATAAATCAAAGCTCCATTATCTGCCGAGAACGCAATTCCTGATTCCTTGCCAAGTTCTTCAAACTTGATTGTTTCATTTTCATACAGTCCCGGATACTGGTTCAGAAGTGCTTTCATGGCATCTGTCAGAATTTCGTATCCGGTTGCGTCTTTTCCGATAGGTTTATCTGCTATGCCTGCCACCTCCTGCCTGTGCTTTTACTTTGCGAACCCATGTGTCACCATATTGCCGTTTAGCGGCATCAAACCACTTTGCCTGTGCCCGTGGGTGAGCCTGTTTGGTGTATTCAAGATTTTCCTTTGCGGCTGTCTGACCAGAGAACTGACTGACAAGGACTTTCTTCGCATACTGCCGAGCGTAAGGACTTCCGGTCAGCTCGTCCACCATCGTTTTTCCCATATAGAGGAATCTGCCATAAGGCTCTGCCGCCGCACAAACAAAGCCTGTGCCTTGCATAGAGGAACTTCTTGCCCTTGTCTTATTGATAAAGTCTCCTGAAATCATCGGCATAAACGGAACCATACTGTCCATGACCATTCCATCAAGGAGATACTGAGCTTCTTGATACTGTCTGGAGAATCTGTCCATATTCAGTTTAATTTTCATATCTCCATCGACTACGGAGAACCCTTTAAAATGATGAATCTTGCTCATATTACTTACCCAGAATCTCAAAATGTGGAATCAGTGTATATGGACCACCTACACTGGTAATCTTGAACACGTTATCCTTGTTCTCGTTCATGTACTGATAGAATCCGCTCCGATAATCACCATCAGATACTGTTCCGCCAGTCCACTCACCCTCCCAGAAGAACGATTCATCTGAGAATGTAATCGTATCCTCCAGAGCGTTGTTAATCTGTCTTTTCCACTCCTTAGGCGGTACCCATGGGAGAATCTTACCATTCCTGTCAGCAATGGTTATATCGCCGTTCTGGACAGTATAATGGATGTGTAACTGTGCGTTGTCTGTTGCGTCTGGACCGTACTTTTTAAGGATTGCCCCTTTGTCAGTAATAAGGTCAACGTCAGATAGCACATGAGGATACCAGTACGCATCTCCTGTCGTGGCACTTTCGTAGTAATTAAAAAGTGTAATTTTAGACGAATACATGATATCCTCTCCTTAATTATTCTTTCTGCACTGTCTGTTTAATAATCTGATTCACGCCAGTGGCCGACAGTCCGTTAAACATACCGACCGCAACCGCTGTGATATAATCCGTTGCCGGGAAGTCCGGGATAACTCCCATCCCGACAGCTCCGAGAATGCCACCAATAACCGCCATGATCACTGGAATCCATTCATCAGAGATTCTTTTTGATGCTTTACAGCCCATTCCTACGATGTAGCAAATCATAACGATTGCGATGCATGAGCCAAGTGTTGAAATGTCCATAATCATACCTCCAAATCAACTTTTTCCATAACTGCCCTTGCTTCCAGAACAGCAATATAATCCGTCATTGCTCTTACCTGCATATTGTAAGTGCTTCTCGGACAAGTAGGAGTAAATGGGAGTTCCCCTTTGTCCCACTTTTCAAGCATATTCGCAAGTTTCTTATATCGAACAACCACCTGCATATACTCTGCCTTAAAGCGTTCCTTGTAATCTGCACTGTTCATCATTTCAACTGTCTGTTTTAATTCCATTATTCAGATACCTCCTTAAATTCTTCTTCAAACTCATCCTTTACCATTATATCGAAATACCCTTCTTCATCACGCAAGACGTAGTCTCCGGGCTCTACGAGTACCGAATCAACTCTTTCGCCATCTCTAAATAGAGCAGGATATGCAGAAATCTCAATGTGCGGCGGGTTAAGATTATTATTAATTTTTACCGAATTGCCAACAAACTTCTCAATTTGAGTTATACTCTCTGGAGTGGTAAAACACTGAATAGCTTCAACTATAGTCGGTTTTATTCGCGCATATTTCATACTCACATCCCCGCATAAAGAATCGGTATTCCATCATCCGTCCTTACTCCCATCAGAAGCGGAAAAGCTGTCTTAAGAAGTAAGTCATTCGTTTTCCGTACATCTCCGGCGGCATCATATACCGCACTCCATTCCTTTGCACCCGCTCCAATCTGCTGAGGCGTTGCGTAAGAGATGGATTCACTGCCGGAACTTACAGATGTTACAATGCCTGTCGTGCTACCACCGGACCCGATTGCGGTTGACGCACCACTCACAGCGGCATTGGTAGCATTCTTTTCAGCAAGCTCAATCTGATACATTAATTCAGCCAATGAACAGACCGCCTTTTTGATACGCTTCTGTGAGCGTTCGTTTGTTGGCAGTCCGTCCACCAGTCTGTCAAACGTCATTGTGTCCACAAAATCACTGGCTCTTTCTGCCAGTCGTGAGAAGTCGGTTTCTGGCACAACATTGCCGAATGATTCTATATAGAATTTATAATCTGCATAAGCCATGCCAGTTACCTCCTACATTTATGATTTCGCTGTTACAGTCGCGTGTCCAGCATTCAGTGCTTTATATGTGCTGTCACATTCAACCACTGTGATTACCTGCCCTGTTGTTGCTGTAATGTCGGATTCACCATCCCATGCGCTCCAGTTCTTCACATTCTGTCCGTAGTCTACGGCAGTCTCAGAAGATGCAACTTTGTATTTATATGCATTCCCTGCGTTTGCTTTTGCCGGAGTAATGGTTACTTTTGTATCTCCACTCTTACTTCCTGCTGCGGAGTTTACAGTGAGGGTTCCCAGTGTCTGAGTTGTGTCGATAGTTCCGACAGCAACAGCGTCAATATATTCTGCAAAGAGGGTAAGCCCCATGATTGCGAATGATTCAGACACTGCTGTGTGGTAATTGCCCTGTGTATGGAATCCGATCAGATTTGTTTCACCGGATACAGTATATACAAGACCCGCTTTTGCGAAATCAGATTCGTTCGGGTCAACATAGTACAGAACGATATTTTCAGCAGGTGTAGCGATTACTGTTCCTCTCGGAATTTCACTGTCAGACAGTAAGAAAATCGTATTGAATCCCAGGAAGTCTTTCACATACTGGAAGCCGAACTGGTTCTGAATAGAAATCCCAGCTGCTCCGATATACTCGTACACGTCCAGAATATTTACAAACCCAACAACGCCAGTTACATTTCTATGCATTTGTTTGAATTTGTTTTCTACACGACCTTTAGCCATTGCCAGAGCCATCTGGAAAGTGGTTTCCGTGAATGAGAGAGTACCTGTTTTCAGATAGTTGTAAAATCTTTCAGTAACATTAGTCTGAAGCTGGAAGAGGAATTCATCATCGGTCATCTGAACAGCGTTCTCGTAACCGTGATCTTTGATTGCTTCGATAGATACAGCCTTTGCGTATTTCTCGATAGTCATTTCTGCATAGGGTTTTTCTTTTACAACGAATTTGCTGTAAGGGATTTCCTCACCTTCACCAACATTTCCGTTCTGTAATGTACCCTCTGCATATTTTGATTTAAGAACCGCTCCGGGCGTCTTTTTGATTGGACGCATGATACCAAGTATTTCACGTAAGTGTTCCCAGTTTCTTTCGAATCTGGTAACAAAATCAATCTCACGTGCTTTTACCTGAATATCATTTGTCATAATAAGATTAGCTTTTGCTGCCATATAAAATCCTTTCTACCCATAATTAATTATTAAGGCATTGGGTTAGCGGCTATACTCTGGTGTATAGTCGGTGTAAAAAATCACTGGAATAACTGGATATTCTGAGCAATTGCAGCCTGTCTCTCGGACGGGTCTTTGATCGCTTCGATATCTTTTTTAGTCATGCTTCCCGGTGTCTGCTGCTGTCCAACGTGAGTGGTAAATCTTGCCTGATTCTGCTGAGCCTGCTGCTGAGATTCATCCACAAAAGCAGATGCGTCAGACTGCTTCATCTGCTCGATCAGATCGTTCAGGCCAAGGATTTTACCGTCTTTCAGTTTAAGACCTGCTTCTTTGATGTCTGCCATGACTGATTTCTTTGCCGCTTCGCTGGAAAACTTAACGTCATCGAGTGCCGCTTTCAGAGCATCCGAGAAATCACGGTCGTAGATTTTTGCATTGAATTCTTTCTCTGCATCTGCCGCTTTCTGTTTCCAAGTCTCTAACTCGCTTTTAATATTTGCCGGGTCGATACCGTCAAAACTTTTTAAGGTTTCTTCTGCTGTCTCAGCACGTACTTTCCAGTCATCACGTTCTCCCTCGACTTTTGACAGAGTTTTTGCAACTTCCTTTGCATTCTTGTAATTCTCAGAGAGTGCTTTCTTTACATCTGCCTGTTTATCCTCCGGGATTTCAATTCCAAATGATTTTAAAGTGTCAATAAGTTTCTGCATAACATCCTCCTGGTCGTGTTTATTGACCTGCCGCCGCAGGTAAATGGATTAAGCCAGTTAGACCACTGGCAAGGTAATCGGAAAGGCAGGAATCGAACCTGCGACCTCACATTTACAGTGCGATCTACCACTGAGCTACATTCCATGCCGCCTATAACGGCCAACCCTCTAAAAAGAAACTGGGGTGAATTTCACTTCTTTCGCTATAGCGTAAATCCACCTGAGACATAGACCACCTGTATACAAACAGCTTAACTCTAAGCGGATTAAAGCGGAGCGCCCGGAATCGAACCGGAGACCAGAGTGCGACTCTGTCAGTTTTCCACTAGCGTACATTCCACATAACCCGGATTCCCGGGTTAGCAAGGTGTTTAACGTGTCATGCCTGCCACGAGTTGTTTCGGATATTTATTTCTTTTTTAAAAGAAAAGTATGAATAACAAAAACCTTAATCAAGGAGGTGAGCCATCTTGCGTGCCAGATGGCAAATACGCACGACAGGATTCGAACCTGTTCAACTTTCCGTTAAAGCGTGCGTACCAGCTACTAAATTAAAGAAAGGAGGATTAAAACGAAAATGTCAAAAACAACCGTTTTACTTGTGCTTCCTGCTGCACAATTACATTATAACAGATTTCTTTTAACTACCTCTCTACCACTTTTGTGTTTTTAGAGCATATCACGGAGTTTTTCTACGTATCTCTTGACAAGATCACGTTCTTCCCGGCACTCTGCATCCTTGGACATATCACTCATTTCTGTTGTAAGTTCGTCCAGATGTTCTTCCAATGCGGCGAGCATCTTTCTTTTGCAGTCTTCAGACTTGCCGGAACGATAGCTCTGTTTCTGTGTCATATAGTCGTCATAAGCATCTCGTCCGTCAGAGCGGCTGTAATGTCCTCTAACATAATGCTCACCACGTCTGGCATAAGAACTGCCTCGGTCATAATCCGGCATCATTCTGCCGTCATTTGCGCTGTATCTCCCCATGCTGTCGCGCTTTCTTCCACGTTCGCTGTAATCGTCATTGTATCCGCCACGCATCTCATCAAGGACAGTGTTATAGTACTCCACTTTCTTGTCCCAGTACTGCGTGTTCTTTATGTCTTTGTACATATCAATCAGTTTGTATGTCATTTCCAGATTTCCAGTGGTCAGTCCATTATCAGCGATTTTGGACAGTTCGTCTTCAATTCTTGCACATAAGTCTTTAATGTCTCTCATAATCGCACCTCCTACGCTTCTCTGGTCACAACAATATTTGCGTTCGCAACAGATATTGCCTGATCGCTTGTGTTCTCTACTGCGATATTAACGCAACATCCGCGAGGCACATCAATATAGATACCTGCGGACACATTATTGTACTGATTTACTGCTGCCGGTGTGGAAATCATCTGAGAAGAAAGAACCGGCTCACCAGAAATTGCAATAGCCAGTGAGATAGCTCCGACAGTACCGCCTGTTGGAATTGCGATATTACCAGAAAAATCCACGAAGAATCTCGCTTTACACTGGTTAGTCAGTCCTCTTAGAGTGATGATTCCACTTCCCTCTCTGTGCTGAATGCAGTTAGAACCTTTAACTGCTGTATTTGAAAATACTACGTTTCCATTTGCTGCTACAGTCTGAGCAGCTACATTTGTAAATTCTGCCATAAAAATACTCCTTTCATATCACAAAAGGACAGGTCTCAGCCTGCCCCTCTGTGTAATAACGGCATAAGCCGACATCCGAAATCAATCGAAAGATACTCTCGATATGAAGTTATCAGCAATTGCATCCGGTGTTGCATCCGCATCCACATCCGTAATATGTGTTCGGGTTAGGAACCTGATATGCCGGAATCGGTGCTGGATTGATTGCATTAATGAGCTGCTGTGTCTGAGAAGCCATTGCAGTTGTGAGAAGTGCGCTCTGGCGATCCTGAGATGCAGCACGTCTGAGATCATTATTCTCAGCCTGCAGACTAGAAATCTTTTCATTGCAAAGATAGTCAAGAATGGCTCTTGTTCCTGCATTCTGACTGTCAATAATGTCTCTTGTGTTACTGTTCATTGTGTTCTGCAATGCGCAGGTATTCTGTGCCATATTGTAGTTTACGCCCTGGATAGCTTCCCTGGTTTCACAACAGCAGTTCGCAAGCTGTGCCTGTAAAGCGTTGGCGTTCTGCATATTCGCTACAGTATCAGCATTGATTGCCTGCTGGATTCCAAAGCCGGTCTGCATGATGTTTGTGTTGATTCCATTGAATCCGGTAAGCATACCATTATTCATGGCATAAAAACCATCGCACAGGCCACTGTTGATTCCATCAAGTTTGCTGATTACCGCTGAATTGTCGAATCCTCTCTGAATGTCTGCCTGAGTAGCTGCTGTGGCTGCATATCCGCCGCCATTGCCATTATTGCCCCAGCCGTTGTTTCCCCATCCGAAGAAAGCAAAAATGAATAAAACAATAATCCACCAGCTACCATCTCCGCCAAACATGCCGTCATTATTTCTACCGTTTCCAGTAGCGGCGGCAATATCTGCTAAGCTATAATTTCCATCCATAGTTATAATCTCCTTTATTGTGTATTTACATCAATCTGGCCAGATTGTAATGTACTATTTCATTCCTTTCAGCATGTGTTGAAACTGTCCCGCCATCTGCTGAACTTGATTAAGCTGTTGCTGAGAAATCTTCCCAGACTGTAACATCTTCTGGACTTCTTCCTTCGGGTCTCCCTTAAAATTCTGTCTAAATTGCATGAACTGCTGTATCATCTGCATTGGCCCGTTTCCCTGTGACATCCCACCACCGAGGGCATTGAATAATGGATTACTCATCTGCGTTTCCTCCCTTGACTGCTGATTCCTGTGCGGTATTAGCTCTAACAGGTTCAGAAAAAGAATTTAATCGGTTTATAATAGCTTCGTATTTGCCCTTTAAATCGTCATATTCCTGTCTGGTGACATATTTACTGTCCATGTTCTGAACAGGCTGTTTAGGTGGCATTTGAGTGCCTATTTCATGGTATTCAAACGTCCGTAATGGTTGTGGCATACCAGAAGCGTCTGTAGATTTTATGTAGAACTTTTCGCTCTCTGAATCCATCAGTAAAACACTTGTCCCAGGTGCTACTAGATAGGATTTTGCACCGACTTCGCCAGATACCCACAGGATACCATTGTTATTCTGTTGGGGTTGCTGTACTGGTTGAGCTGGCATCTGTACAGGCTGTTGCTGGAACTGATTCATCTGTCCCGGAACGCCAAAACTATATTGATAAGGATTGCTGTATAATGCCATCTTATGCACCGCCTTTCTGATTATATTTTTGCATAAAAAAAGAACCGGAAACAGGTCGTTTCTGGCTCTAATTAGTGTCTAAAAAGTATCAGCACACTTTAATTATTTTATTGTTCACCCGTCGGCTCAATCGTTTCGCCGTGGATATACTCACGTTCATCTGTTCAGCGCAGTATTCGAGTGTATATTCCTTGCATCTCAGCCGGAACAGTCTTTCTTCGTCCGGTGTAAAATTACACTCTATCAAGAATCTGTCTATATCTTTCTTTGTGAACACATATAACTTCATGAGCATACCCCTTATTAATGCAATTAACGTTGATTCTGTGCAAGATAATTTGTAAGCTTCTGTTTTGTTTTTTTTAATTCCTCCACATTATTCCCACTGATCTGACTGTCCAACATGGTCGACAACACTTCCAGAATCAACGAATCACGTTCTGCAATCCTCTGAAGACTCTCGTAATCTCGTTTATCATGTTCTTCCAGTGTTTCTACTCGCTTATTGAGCCGGAATGCCGGAGTAATCCACTTAAAGATCACAGCTGCTGCCCCTCCGACAATGGACACCCCTCCGCAGATAGAGAGGAAAATCTGTACAAATTCTGATATGCTCATTTATTCTCCTTTTCCCAGTAATATACCGGGATCTCATTTCCGGAATCCCATGTATCGAAATATTTGCCATCCTGCACTGTCACCACATGACCATCTATACAGAGAATGTATGTGCCTGTTGGATGATCTGCGCAAAAGTCATTGACTGTATAAATATATCGCTCCGACTGCTCAATCAGTTTTCGCCTGTATCCATGCTTATAGAGGTACGCTCCCCAGACATAATTTGCGCTCGGCATATCTGACAGAGTACATGCCTGTATCATTAATCCGGCGAATACTGTTTCCCAGTCGAAGCCAGTTGCTTTACATATTGCCCGGACAACGCAATCTCCTGTTCTCTTATCCTTAACAGGATTAGGATTAAAATACTCCCATTTATCCATCAGTCAATCCCCTTTGCTGTTTTATATCTTTTTGCCGCTCCTCTGGCTTTAGCGGCATTCTGACGATTCCACTTTGCTATCATAAGCCGGTCTTGCAGTTCCCTTAGGTCGTTCTGCTTGCAGTAATCTTTGTATGCAGCATTTTGTTTCTGCAAAAGATAAGACTTCCGGTCAAGGTCTTGCTGAAGTGCGAATCTTGTCTGTTCATCCTTACAGTTATCAACCGCCGCTTGCATTCCGAGAACTTCTCTCTTCGTTTTGCGGATTCTCCGTTCATAAGTACGTTGCCGCTGTTCCTTTTCGTACTGTTTGCCTTTATCAGCTTTATCCTGTGCTGATAATTCCGTATAGGGATTGAATTCACCGTCACTGGCTCCAAAACTATGTCGACAGTTAACTCCTGACAGTCCACTTGCTGTTCCGTATCCGGTCAACGAGAACGGCGGGAACTTCTTGCTCTTGCCAGAACGAGAGTATATCTTGCCTTGCCACCATGAGTGATTTCCCGGATTCTCGCCGCCGTCACCTGTTCTGGCTCCCATGTGAGCACTGACCAGAATCAAATCCCAGTCCATTTCTTCCATACGCTTTAGAGATATATCCCCCGTAGCTTGTGCCACGCCAGTTCTAACAGAACGTGCAACTGCTGTTTCAATTGTGTCTTTTCTACCAGATGGATATGTGACGGTAACACCATCGCTCACAACGTTGTTAACTGCCTCTTTAATGGCTTGCGTATACCCAACGGCCCCAGTCATCACATGATTATATGCAAGGTCGCATTGCTCAATATAGAGCCTCTGAGCGGCACTTGCGGTTGTTCGTGTGAAATTCTTCCACTCTCCCATAGTCGCAAGCATATTTCGCTCCATGAGCCTTATCATAGCCGGTGATTGTTCAAGTGGTACAGGGCTTAATCCTGCCGCCTTATATACCTTATCATCGTAATTCATTGCAGTGATTCCGGCATCTTCAAACGCTTCAAGGAGTTCCCGCTGTTCACGTTTGGTATATCTGGATAATTCTGTCAGAATATCCTCTAACAGTTTACCAGATTCCTGTAGTGTTCTGATTCTCCACGCATCGGCATTGGTCAGAATATAATCCTCACCCCTGCCAATTCTTGCCAGCATTCTCGACACAATCTCAGAGATGATATATTGATGCAGTTCTTCTGCAATCTGTTCACTGCCCTCTGTTATCCGGCGTAAATATTCAGGACTAAGCATAGTATATCACCTCTTTCGTCAAAAGTCGTGGTACATGTTTGGAAAATATGCTACAATCAACCTATTAAGGAGGTGTTGCAAAATGTTTTTAAAACTGAAAATTTACTGCACTTGTAATTGCAACTATTACGTAAATGAACAAATTAACACGGAAAAGGTAATTTGCCCAAACTGTGGCAAGGAGCATCCGTCTTCATCGCAGATTATATCTATGCTTCGCATGGCTAAGTGCATTAATGATGGCAATGTTCCTGGTGCAAATACAGTGAAGGCATTTGCTGTATCTAAGCAAGAAGATTCTGGCTGTTAATAATGTTATTGCAAAGTGGAGAGGGGTTTTAATCCTCCCCACTTTTTTTAATTAATTCACTAAAGGCCCTCTTTAGCTTAGTTAAATACATTATTTGCAGTTCCGATTTTATAAACATAGTCACTCATATTACCATAACTCGCAAAGTCACAGTCTTTTCCATAAACTCTCCATACCATTTCGTCATCTGAATTAAGCGATGAAATATAACTATAAAGGTTGTTTATTTGTGTGCAACTTATCAAGTTACAAACGTTATTTGTTTTTGCGTTAATTTCGCCAGACTTCGGATAAATGCTCTGAAATTCTAACCTTCCAGTTCCCAAATCACATTTTATAAAATTCAGTTCT